GCGCAAAAACGCCCGAAAGAGAAAAAGCTTAGAGCTCTTCATCTTTCTTGGGATTCCTTTTTCATTGTTCTTTTCTTCGTTTTTTGTTTTTTGTTTTTTTGTTTTTTTGTTTTTATGTGTTTTTTTTGTTTTTTATTTTTTATTTTTTTTATTTTTTATTTTTCTTAGGTTTTTATTAATAATTGAAAAATTTCCATCGATCTGTTATTTTAGGTAATATATGAAAAAGATGTCTTGCATTTCGTTTTAACCAATCTTCTACGGGAATCGCAGCCCAAGTATATAACAAATCTTGTCTGTCGTACAAGTAATCTACCTCCGAAAGGCATTCTGACAAAACTTCCTTAACTACCAATAATGTTAAATTTTTCCGATTCGTTAATATAAAAATTAAAATTAAATTATGACGTATTTCGTTCCAATATTTTAATTGATTTCCGATTTGCGATGTTTTCGTTTGCAACAATTGTTGTACTCTGCTATTTCTTTGACCTGTTAAAGCCTTGCCATATCCTTGTAACAGTTTAAATGCCATTAAACTGATTAAATCTAATGATTCGTCGAAAAATTGTTTTGAATTTGTTATATATTTATCAAACCCTTGTAAGAAACCGTGTGTTAAAGCATTCCAAGCAGTTTCAAAATTTTCTTCAAATCGTAAGTTACTTAGCAACACGTCTAAACTTTCGATATACTTTTTATAATTGATTTGTATAGGATAATGGCTTTTACGCTCAACGCATAACTTTTCTATGTCAGCTCTAAGCGCTATACGCCCTTGTGGTGCTTTGGGCTGAGAAGTAATTTTTGTCCAAAAGTTTCGATCAACAATACGGCAAAGTTTCAAAAATACCTCGGTAGATTCATTCGAAGAACTGATAGATACGGATAGTTCTACCGTGTGAAAAATTCGCTGCGCGTAGTAAACTAAAGACTGAAGTAACATCGGATATTGACAATAAGTTTTCATAATAACTGTTCCGGTTGCAGTTAAAACTGCCGAGGCAATTTGCATCACGCTTTTGAAAATTAACATTGTCGTTTCAATAGGTAAATGGCCCGAGATTTCTGCGTCAGACGTGATGATGTCAACATCGGCATTCCAAGAGATAACTTTACTAACGACTCGGGGATCAGTTAGATCATTTAAGCCGGCAATAGATTCTTCGAGACCGTAAATTCTTTTTTCCAACCCAGCATTAACAATTTCTGCGGGATAATACGAAGCAAATCGTTGGGGTGCGGCTTCGCTTGGATGATGCAACGACAAATAATATATCATACTTTGAGGAAAAAGTTTCCCTATTAATCGACAAATGCCTCCTTCACCTTCCGCAAGGCAGATCGCGCGAGTAACTGATTTAACAGATTGTAACAAGGGGTAATATTTGTAAGGAGCCGTACTATAAACTCCGTACCTTCTGAACATGTGATCGCTTCGGGTTTTAATTTCGATGCGAGATTCGCAAGTTATTTCAGGAGACTTTTCCCAAATATCATCGGTGATATGTTGAAAGAACAAAATCGACTTGTAAGGGATTAAAATTGGATATATCAATACGGTCTCGCAGGGGTTGTTATACGACATTCGTTGATATTCGTATATTCGACATGCCGCGATCCACTCTTCTTGTGCATTATAACTGATGCAAATCGATGCTAAATCGTCTTTTCGTAACAGATCAGTAAAACAAGGCAAACAGCTTAAAATTGTTGTAATTTTCACAAGCAACTGTTGAATAGCAGGGATGGAAAGATCGAATGACGCTTTGCTTAAAATATTTTGAATCTTTGTATACGCCGTACGTACATGATGATGGTATGGATATTGAGTTACATAAGCGAACAGCAAAGTTGTCGCCCACGACAAGATAGCATTGATCCAATGTTCGTTTTTGTGAACAAAGTTTAATGTTTTGGTCCATTTTAAATCATTTCGATTTAACAGACATGTAATGCGGCTAAGCGTTAATCTTTTCAATTGATAATCTGCCAGTAATGTTCCTCGTACCATATCTGGAGAGAAGATGATATCGGGAAAAGCTTGTCGAAACTCAACTTGAACTTCAGAAAAGGGAAGTAAGGGTCGTAAGTCGTCCCACCAAAAAGAAGGTAACATCTCTATCAAAATGATCATAGCACTTTCTATACTAGACACTTGGTCTAAAATTTCAATTAAAGCGGGAAACGTATAGCAAATAACCGCAGATACAAATGCTTTAAAAATCGGAACAAAACCGATCGCTTGAACATCACCGATACTAATATCCGTATGAGCACGTGTTTCAAGTAAAGACCTTCGAGCATGAACTTTGCTTAATTCCTCGTGTCTAAGACGAGATAACGTTAACGAAACGATTGCGTATGCGGCTATACTTCGTCTTAATGAAGGTGGGGTTTCGAAAGGCGAAAAAGCTTTAATATAATAATGTTCAACAACCATAGCTGTATCCAATTGGTCTTCAATTTTGCTATACAAAATTTTGCAATCGTTTCGTATTTGAAACGGTAAAGTTGATATACTTACTTCTAACTTATCTTCTGATAACTTGACAACACAAGAGGGACACGCTATATGGATGTGATAATAATGACATAATTTTTCACAACCAAAAAACAATTCGATTAAAGCGAGTTTTGCTTGCATCGCAAGATAGATACCTTGAAAGTGTATAGTATAATTTTCCCCGCCTCGGCTGAATCTTCCCATCTTATCTGATGAGTAACAAACAAAACTGGGATGATTAGGTCGCATATTGATAAGAGCAGTATGGGGACTAACTACATCAGCATATCGATGTGTAATATTTCCACCAAAAATTCCTCCGCACGCATTCAGCAATAAAGTAGGGTCGATCGATGTCCTTGTCATTACTATATGTTCTAATAATTTATCCAAATTAGAACCGGCTGTAGAAACCCATCTTCGTACTTTACTGATACGAAGGGCGGCTTTGGCAGCAGAATCGGTTTTGCTTAATGCTAGCATTTTTGATGTAGACTTTTCTCGCGTCTTTGAACCGACTTGTGGAAAAAACGGACCGCGAGTAGTAAATTTGTTCAAACTACCTTCGTTAAACAACACCAGGTGCTCTTTATGATCGACACAAAGATAGCACCTAGTAGTATCCGTGCAATTAATTTTCATCTGTTCCAAAGGGAACGGAGTTGTTACCCCTTCTACCGATTTTTCTTTATTAGGAAACCAACTCATGTTTCTCCATTCTTGTGCGATCGCGTAAGAACATTCTAATGTTTTGTGAGGAACTCGATTGATATAAAGAAACTCGATATGATTTATCCAAATCCGTTCGGCATTCATGATTTTTCCGAAAATCGTACTTCCGCTTTTTTCACACATTTCTTTAATAGAACGTGTGTTAGTAAATGTAGCAATAAATCCTAATCGAGCACCGGTAGGAGAACATCGGTAAATATCATTTGCAACTCGAGGGTGAAATGGTTGCATTGATGCTAGTATTTCAATAAGTTTACTATCTTCGACATCAGATTCTATGTGAAAGAGTAAGTTTACATCACGATTACGAGAAATATCACGGATTTTTTCATTTAACAAATTTTTTATAATGTTGCTTCCAAGTGGAGGCAATTGCCAATTAATTGCAGTTGGATCTTGAATTAGCATCGAAAAATCTATTGGTGCTTTCCAACCTTTCTTTAACAATGCACCGACCATTTGCCATGGTATTTGAAAAGATAAGTTTTTTAACAAAAAAATGTGGCCCGTGATAGGATCAGGATGACCGCGATATAAATAATCTGTAATCATTAATAAAGGATACCCGCCTAAAGAGCGAGGTAACAATAGTATACTTTGTAAGAAAGCTGTTGATAAATTTGATAATCGAGTTCCGCTGTCGGTGACGATAGACGAGTTTAACAATAAACTATATTGGAATTCCCGTAAAATAGCGTATGCGCATTCAGAAGTGGCAATGAAATATGGAATGATCACATCAACTCCCTTAGATGCCGCTGCTTGACCGGCTGTGTGAATAGTGGCTAGTTTGTTTTCCAACGTTGGATATACATCATTGACATCCGTTAAAATTCTTGCTACTCGTTTTATCGTCATAGGCATAAAAGCACCTTGACTGATGATATCTTTTCCGTACGCAAAGATATCTAAACTTGCCCATGTTTCTTCGGCTTTCAATTCCAACCCAATTTCATGGAATGTTCTAGCAATAAAATTGATATAATCATCTACGGCTTTTTTAATGGCATCTGGCTCTGTTTCTAAATATTTATCGGCTGTATTATACTGTTCAGGAATCGGAAAATAAGCGATAATAATTTGATTATCACCTTGACCAGTGATAATTCCAGATATACCGGTTTCAAGTTCGACATAAATCAACACCGCGATAGTAATAATAGTCCATCCTTTCTGACGAAGACCTTCAAATCCACCTAAGTGGTTCTCCCAAACGGTGTCTCCGACATACGAATCTTTGTTTTGACTAGTCAAGCCTTTTGGAGGAAACCATCTTGAGACAAGATAGATTTTTGCTTTTTCGAAGAATTCGTGAGTAAAAGTATAACACCCTCCAAGATCAAACAAATCGTCTAAATTACCGAAAACTCCGTCGGTGGTAATATTGCGCCAAGTAAGATTCCACTTAGAAAGGTCTAAATTTACCTTAACCGCTAACATTTGTGATTTTCGTGAACTTTCACCCGTGAGTGTTAATAATCGTTCAGTTAATTCTGCTTCCGATAGTGTCATTGTCTGCTGTGGGAAGTATGGCAACACCTTCTCAGCTAAATTCTTTTCAGTTACACAAAAGTAACACCGCATCTCGAGTACCATCATTGCAAATTCTCGAGGATTGAGTTTAAGCTCTCTTTCTTTCGATCGTAAACCAACAACAAAATGATCGTGTGAAACTTGTCGCAAGCAGATCATTTTTATGATCTCTTCAGTGTTAAATTCAAATCGAGATAAATATTCTAGTAAAACTCGCCGCGAGGTGGGAGCTTTTTCCGGAACGTACCCTAGCAGGTAAGGATCATATACCGAATCCCAATATTTGCGACCAACTGAAATCGCCTTATCGTCTAAAATATCCGTAGGATCAACGTGAAAGTCAAACGTTAACGTTTTTTCAAATTTGGCAAAATACCAGTCTGTATAATTGTAATTAACAGCGAATTCTTCTATTTTAATCCGTTTATCTTTCCACCATTTATAAATGATCGAGTGAGCCAGTTCTTCGGGAAACGACAATTGTGGCCAGACACCGTGCTTTTTGATGTAATTAAGAACAAATTCTCGGTTAAATGCCGCTATAATTTTTTGCATTGTCGACAAATGTAACTCTGGCTGACTTTTGCCCGCTTTTTGTATTTCTAAGCAACCATTTAATTCGTCCACAGTAGGGTGCATCCAATGACGGTATATCCCTAATAATTCCGATAATTGAGAAGGATTTAGATCTCTTTCCAAAATTTGAACCAAAATTTTCGATACACAGGGCATCTGAAGTTCTTTCTCAGCGTTCGAAAACTTCTCTAATATCGCGTTAAAGAATTTTGTTCTTCCCGGTAAACGATCATATTTGTTAATTAAAACCGCTAAAACCAAAGGTTCGAACAATTTTAATATTTTATACGATTTATTGCCATATGTCGTTAATAACGCGTCTCCCCATCCATAAATATCTTGGATCGTCGACACTGTTGGCAACAATGTAACCGTGTATACTTGAGTGCCCACATGCGCCAAAAAGAGCGACATCATTCTACTTGCTGCGGTATCCGTTAACCCGCAAATCTGACTATAATCAAAACATACTAAACCGTCGTTTGTTTTCATGATAGCAAATTCTCTTGTAATAATCCACCGAGAATCACATGGCCCATCACAAATTTCCGGAAAATTGTTAGAATTTCTAGCTTTCCTTTGCATTTTATCGCGAAGAGCTTCGACGTCGAGTTTTGACTGAACAGTGTATAATAAATCGTCGGAAACCTGAAGCTTGTCAACAACATTTTCCCACGCGACCATATCAGGATAAATTACTTGTAATTGTTGACGAGTAACCATCTGAGCTATTTGAATGGCTTTAATTGCATCCGTAACCGGAGAGCGACCTCCTGTCCAAAATAATGGATAATACTTTTCCGAATCAATTATGAAGTGCCGACTCGTATTAACATCTAGCATATTTAATACATTTTGAGCTGTTTTTACTAACCATACAGGTAATGCTTTTTCGCCATTAATTGCTGCTAATAATAATTGTCTTTTATGAGGCAAGATCGGATCTTGCAAATGACTATCTGGTAATAAAGGAACACGAACTGAGTCTACTTCGAATTCGTCCATGTTCCACTTAGGTTTTTCTATATATTTTGTTAAACAAAAAAAGAAAAACACGAACGAGCGTAATTATTAGAACTAGAATTATCGAATTATATTAAAAAGCAAATTGTAATTAAAATTCAGATTGTCCTTCTTGTTTCATATCTTCTTTTTCTTGTTTTTTGTCAGAATCAATCTGAGAATCAGTAGATGGGCCAGCGTTTTTTAACACGTTTTTTACTGTAGCTTGATCTAAATTATTCTGAAGTCGTTTTTCTAACTCTAACATCGCTTTGATGTTGGCTTGTTTCTCTTCAGCTATTTTCTTAGCTATTTGAGTGTTTTTATTAACGAAAGGTTTTGGAGGCATTTCCCACGCTTGTTGATACGAAAAGCTCGGTATTTGCGGAGTAAATTGACCCATTAAATCAGGAGAGAACGGATTGTGATGAGGTTCAGTTCTAAAGCTGGTTTGCACTGGTTGCGACGAATCTAATTCGTCTCGTTGAGACATACGACTTACCGCCGAGCTCGGCGAAGCATGATAACGAGAACGACGATCGAATCGATTTGAATGAGCTAACATTCGAGAAGCTCGTTGTTGCAGAGTTCCTTGTTGCTGGAAGTTTGACCTTCCTGAAACCTTCATTTCGAGACGAGATATGCGTTCAGTGATTTTATTCATAATTCCGACCATAAAATCCAAATGGCGTACAATATCTAAAGGTGTCGGGTCATAGTCGTTGTGCGCAAATCGACAGCTAGCACCGTTCATACAAATATGGGAGTCTTCCCAATATTTGCAAGGCACAGTCGGTCGCGATTCGATTGTTGGTCCGACGGAAGAAGAGCGGCGTCGGGTAAAAGTCGGTCGATCCATGTTGAAACGATTCGTGTTTCACTTAGTTTTTTATAAATAACTATCGAACAAATACAAAAATATGAAATTGAAAAATTAATCAGTTTAAGAATTACAAAGGTAAGTATTTTTCTTCCATTTTTTGCTGTACAACGATATCAACTACCGAAACTTTCCATGTTCCAGAACAAAATATCGACGCAGGATGACCAGTAAGATTAATCAAATCGATAGAAAAACCCGGTTGCGAAGGATGAATTTTACATTCGCATCCGAGGGCCGTAAGATTATAAGCGGCAGCGTTGTCGATCTCGCAAATTAAAAGGGAGCGTTGAGTAGACTGAACCCATACTCGTTTAATTAATTTCTCGCTCCATAAAATGATATCTTTTTCGTTATAAAGGTTGGTATTAGCAAATTGAGCGATTGTTATACGAGTTTGTATCGTGTTTAAATTTGACAAGTTAACCAATTTAAAAAGTATATCGATTATATAAGTCATGTTTGACTTAGTTTTTTCTAAATATTCTCAACGTATGACTTCCACAACGAAAAGATTTTAAAAGAAATACCAAAATTTAACCGTTCATAATAGCGCGAGCAGCGACCAAATCGCGACGCAAAATAGCAGCTTGAATAGCTTGTTTATTGGCGTCAGATCCCTCGTAATTGCGAAAAGCAGATAAAATTTCACTATATTCGCGCATATCTATCTTTCGTTTTTCAGTAGGCATAACAGCCGACGAGGTCGTTGCGACCATAGGCTGACTTACCGGTTGCAAAGACAAACTCGCCATAGACTTTTGACCCTTTAACGCTTGTATTTCGGTTCGGATTTTTTGCAACTCTCCGATAAACGCTTGTTTCATATCAGCGATTTCTTTAGACAAGCGTGCGTAAAGAGCAACAATTTCTTGACTCATATGCGCTTTTAAATCCGTTAACACGGTTTCTTTCATTTGATTTCCATCCTTAACGTCTGGAATATTCTCCATAATCAATTGGGTACTTGTAGTAACCATTTGTAATCCGTTTAAAACATCGGCCAATTTTCCGTTTATCGCTACTAAAGCTTGCAACGACACGTCTACCTTATCTTCGTATTCGGTCGGAGTTTCTAAGATCGGATCTAATTCGCCGCGGTACTGTTGTTCTAATAAATCGGCGGCCATAGATTGATTGCGCGTCATGCGAATTAAGTTATTCGCTTTCATCGCAGCTTCCGCTCCGTTCGGCATTTCGTTTAAATTTTCTTCAGACATATTGAAAATAAAGATAAGCAATTTTCTTATCCCTACCAATACAAATGGCGTGGCCAGTAAGAACAAAATTCGGCGCCCCGTAATGATAATTTTATCAAATAGTCGTGTTTGACTTAGTTTTTTCTAAATAATGTCACAAAAGCACAAAAAAGAAAAAGGGCGAAGAAACACTTTGCTTACAAACGAGCGCCAGCAGCCGGAGTATACTCATTTAAGACTCGTTGAACTTCTTCAAACGCATTGTTACCATAACGTTGTCTGTAAATATCCGCGTGAGTTACATCTACGCTTTTACCGAAGGTTTGATCTAAGCGATCTATTAAAGTTTTTTCTTCGGGCTTTAAGGACTCGTTCAATGCAGGATTATAATTGCTCAATGATGGTTCTTTCTTAATCGCTAAATGGTAAGCAATCGCGGTTAAATTTCGAAATTTCATTCGATTTAATACGCTCAATTCATCTTCGGACCGTAAAAATCGAAGATAATTCTTCTGTTCATCCGGAACTCCTTTTAAAAACAAATACGCTTGAATCAACGCATTTAAATCTGGTTTCGCCTTTTCGCAGAAAAGAGCAGGATGATATGGGGTTACGAGATACTTGTCGATTAACACCATATGCGTTAAGCCGGTATTCTTCAATAAAATCATTGTCATATCTATGGCGTCAGCCATTTTATCCGAATGAGTCTTTCGATAATCGGCTAATGTCATAAACAAAGATTTTCGCAGCGAAGCGTGTCCCATAGTTTGAGAATAAATGGCGTTCGCATGTTTTTTACTAGGTTGTAACATTACCATTGATGTAGCCGGAATGTTAAATTTTCCTTCAGCCGCACGGCAGCGCGACGCCCACCATAACCCAAAACCTTGTTCGGTCGGCTGTTTCCCAATCATAGGAAACAATACCGAGCTAACAGCAGCAATGGACATGACCGAAATTTCGAGACCGATGGGTTGAGAGAACGCGTCTCGAATCACCGGATCTTCAGTCTCGGGGATCCCGTCTGCGCTGACGTCGATCGGAAGAATTTTGCAACCAGCTAAACGCAAAGTATCCCGGTAAGTTTCATACTGAATATCCAAATTAAAAAATAGAAAGCTAAAAAACCCGCCTACTGCGTATCGTGAATCGATGTCTGGATTCATGATCAATCGTAAAGACGTACTACAAATGGTAGTTGTTGTATACGGATTTATTTCTACCGGAATTAAAAGGGGTAAAACGATATTAACGCCTTTATCTATTGTTTGCGACGCAGTGCCTGTAACAACTCTTGTTGTTCTACTAAAAACTCCCGGAGCCGATAATACATCCGTTAACGACATTTGATTGGACTATGCGAAATATTGAATGATTAAACACAAAACTTATCGTGTTTAACTTGGTTTTTCAAATAGCCATTAGCTTTTTGTCTTTAGAGCGTTTTTCGCGCTCTACTAAAAACTCCCGGA